CAATATAAGAGAATAAACCTATTAAAAATACGGTTAATAATATAGTAGAATATTTACTGAAAACCCTGGTGTATATTAAATTAATAATATTTGACATATATATATTATGACAATAGATAAAATGTATAGGATTACCGAATTGTTTTGTAGAAACGATTCCTAAATGTTTTTATTTAGCGATATTATTTGTAGCTAGATTCGCTAGTCGAAACCATACAAAACTCAGGCGCTCGTTCCTGCGCGCTAAACACTTTCGGTCGTTCCGACCTCCCGCGTTCTCGCTATAACAATAATGCGGTCCGGAAAGGAACAAATGAGTGTAAAAATCATAGTATAATAAATTATCACAACATAATATATTATTATGCATAAAACCAGACGTAAACACTCCAATAAAAAACCGGTATTTACCAAAAAGCACTATTTAAGTAATGACGGTATGTTAACCACTGTATGGGGACCAAGCACATGGCATTTATTACACACGATGAGTTTTAATTATCCAATTGACCCAACATGTGATGACAAACGAAATTATAGAGATTTTATATTGAGTTTACAAAATGTTTTACCTTGCGGAAAATGTCGCAAAAACTTGCGAGAGAACTTTAAAAAACATCCATTGAAATTATCCCATATGGAGTCTAGATATACGTTCTCTCTATATGTTTATAAATTGCACGAAATAATAAATAAAATGCTCGGTAAAAAATCCGGCCTAACATATACAGATGTAAGAGAACGATATGAACATTTTCGGTCTAGATGTAATAAATCTATAGAAGAATTAAAACGGGAATATAAAGAAAAAAAAAATAGCTCCGAAAAGGGGTGCACAGAACCACTATATGGTGAAAAGGCGAAATGCGTATTAAAAATAGTTCCCGATAATACCCCGTGCGATACATTTGATATAGACGAAAAATGTATGAAAAAGAAACTTGTGTTGTAATGCATAATGTTTGATTATCCCTTTCATCCTGCGAAACTCCTCCGTCGTTTCTCCGGATAAACTTCCAATTCCTAGGCTCGTCCCGATCTCCGGAATTGCCACTTTATCCTGCGATGATATATCATCTCCGAATAATATAACAGTATATGTATATGTATATGTATACCTAGTCGATACTCCACTTCGACGTTCTCATAAATGAGAACTTGATAAATAAAATAAATACATGGTAAATATATAGAACACAATATATATAATGTCAGACTATGAACCAAATACACATTCCGAAGATATACAGTCCGCACATCCATTACCTCAATCAAATACGAAACTTAAAACGAAATCTAAGATTCCATTTTGGAGCGAAAACCCCAATATAATATTAGATACAAAGTATATTTTTGAGTTTTTCCCCACTGAAACTATGACATATAGTCAAAAATTAAACGCTATATCTAGGTTAATTATTAGCATGACTATAATTGGTGTTATTTTATATCGCAGTGTTCGTATTGTCATAATTTCCGCTATAACACTGTTCTCATTGTATTTGATATATTCACATTATAATAAATCTCATAGCGATAGTAGAGATTTAGAAGGTTTTCAAAATCCAGCCATTGATATGCTTAACGAAAAAAATATTTCCACATCCTACGAAATATTTGACAATCCTACGAAAGAAAACCCATTTAGCAATGTTCTCATAAATGATTATGATTACAATCCAAATAAAAAGCCAGCACCTCCTGCGTCCAAACCGGATGTCGCAAATAATATTTTATCCGAAGCAAAAGCAATGGTTCAAAAATTAAACCCTAGTCAACCAAATATAGCAGATAAACTTTTTCAAGATTTAGGAGAACAATATGTATTCGAACAATCTTTACGCCCTTTTTATTCTACTGCCATAACGACTATTCCAAATGACCAATCCGGATTTGCGGACTTTTGTTATGGTAGCATGATTTCGTGTAAAGAAGGCAACTTATTTGCATGCGCTAGAAATAATGCAAATCAATCAACCCGAACGTAATAATGTATTGAACAAATATTCTCTTATGATTTTCTTGTGTAATAGTATACTATACAAGAAATGTCTATTATAACTAGTAGCTATATGTTTAATAACATGGGTCGAATGGGAGCAGACGCAACCGATAAAACCCAACAAACTATGTATAATACACGCATTACCAATTATACTTTATCCAATTATTTTTCGTCATCCAAATCAGATAGTCATGTCATGTTTGCCACCATGCAACCATCGGTTTCATTCAATGGTGTGAATGGGGGCAGTGGCGTGGGTGGTGGCGTTGTGGATAATGAATCACTATTGCTAAACCAGGCCGAACAAGAGCGCCCGCTAGAAAAAGTGCAATTAATGCAACGTATGTTTGCGACGGTTCCTTATTTAGGAAAAGGCGCCGGAAATGCCGATATAGAATCACAACTTCAACAGGGGGATATTATCGACCATAAAAAAAGCACGTCTACTATTATGGAAAAATCGTTTATGCCATACTCTATGATGGTGACCGATTATAATATGAATGAACGTGTTTCCAATCCGGCGTATACCGTGGAAGAGGTTGCCATGGATGGATGGGTTCGCGGGGGGGCTGATGCTCGTAATCTAGCGTATAAAGGGGGCAAAAAATAATGGGGGGATTTTCGAAGAATCGGTTGCCAGTTCTCCGGAGAACCGGTAAAACATATTATATAAATGACATAAAAATATATGTCGTTTATATTTAATTAGAAGTATACATGACAGACTTTCATAATATTTCCGCGCAGACGTCTATTGATAATACCATTGTATCTCCCGATAACCTTCCATTATCAGAAGATAGCGAACCCGTCGGAGATAAATCATTACCTAAAGACCATCCATACTATAATATTCCCCTCAATTTTAATATAGTAATGCCCATTTATAATAATAATTCCGAGTATCGCGAATGTTTACGCACATTATGTTTTTTGAGATATCCGGAAACATTTCCGGAGGGAGATTTTCCGGAAGGAACAGACCCCGAATCATGTCATGAAATGACATATGATATAGAGAACATGACATACGCATTGGACTTTATATGGCAAAATACGAAAATCCATCCGAGATTTAGCGAATTGTATAAAATGGCCGCGGTGGAAATGATAACCGAAGATTTGGAAGTCGGGTTAGCCATATTATTTTCATATGATTATTTATGTTATTTTTATCCCATATTTCGGGATTATATGGTATATAATAAACATTTTGACGAATCAAATCTGTATTATATAATGTTAAAACAACAACTGTGTAAAAAATAAACTTTGTATATGCTATAGATGACATCTACGAGAACCAAAAATACACCGGAAAATTACGAATTAGAACAATCGACCTTTGAAAAAAATGTCGATTATTGCACCGCAGAATGGCGCGGACCTCCCCCGCAAACCCATTTTCCCGGAGACGGGTTATTAGCCGGAAATGTTTCCAGAACACAATTGTCTAATAATTATTGTGATATAGAATCTATGTTGCGCGGTATTGGTTCTACCAATTTAGTATCACCCCAGTCTCCAATCCAGCCGGAAATAAAATATTTGCAATCTTTGCATATTAGCAATAAATTGCCTTTGTATATTCCGGCGCCATTGATGCTTCAACCAAATCAACGACATTTATTTAATTGAGCATACAATCTAGTATTATATACTAATTAAACTTGACAACAATTTTCACACTTTCTTTTTTAATACATTTGCAGGCAGAAACGGACAATTCCTCCCGTTTCTTGCGCGTTTTATCATTTGCCGAAAAAACGTGTTCTTTATTGTCCATGGAATACTTGCGTTTGGACGTGCTGTTTCGCGTATTCATATCTTTTTCAATTTCGTCATAATTTTCCCGTATAAAGTCTATAATGCGGTTCTCTATAGCCCATTTGAAAAAATTGAGTTGACCTATCGTCGTTTCCATATATTTCTCATTGTCATAGGGTATAGATATACGTTCCCATCTGCAAAATGGGTCGAACCGCTTTTTGGAATACGCCTTTAGCTTGAGTTTATAATCATTATATACTTTGAATCGGGTGAGTTCTATTATCCCGCTGTTTTTGCACGTGGACAAATCATATATAGTATAATATTTTTTCGCATAGTTTGTCACAAACCAATCCACAATACGCAATGATATTTTGGATTCACCATTGATAATATTCATCATTTTATGTATATTTTCTTTGTCGCCATAAAACTCCATCAGATTTCGCATTAAAAGGTCATTTTGCGTATTGGATGAAATAGTTGAAATAGTGGCAATTCCTGAGCTCGGAACGAGCGTAGAAATTGGAAGTTTATCAGAAGAAACGACGGAGGAGTTTCGTATGGATATAGTAGTCATAGTAAACTAGCATACGGTGCATTTTTTATATAGATTTATATGAAAAATGTTTATGGGGTAGGATTCACAATATGGGGTCAATTTTTATAATTACTTTTGTTTGTATGTATACAAATATTATACAATGCTAATAGAGTGTATTTTCGATATATTATTACATTGTTGTAAAACCAATTCATAGGAATAATTGCGTTTCATCATATTACAGTCTCCACAACAAGACCGACAATTCTCGGTCGTATATCCAATATCATTATCAAAACGGTCTATACCATTTTTATGTGTTTGGCTGGGGGTTTTACCGCATAAATAGCACGGTTGTAAAACAATTGTTCCATAAAACTGCTGATCTATTTCTATTCCATATCTTTCTAAAGACCTTTTATTATATGCACAATAATGCACAACATGATGGTCGGTGAAAACTTCTGGATATAGTTGACTACTGTCTTTTGTATACTGTGCAATATGTATTGTGCGTTTTATAAATATATCGTTGTGTGTTGTTTTTTTCATAAAATTACATATAGAACAACATGATACACTGTTTTCTAGAGTATACCCAATTGCATTATTTTTTCTATCTACTCCATTGAACCCAACCGTATTCATACCGTTGCAATAGCTACAATTTTGAGATATAATATCCATATAGTCATCTATACTTAATTCAAAACATAACGTACGTTCGTCTGCATGTCTTTTATAAATAGCATAATGATATTGTTTTGATTTGTATCTGACATTTACTGTCCATTCTTTTTTCTTTTGTTTGCGCTCTTCTTTTGCTTCGGCAATACACGCCTTCGCATTCCGTTCTTTTTTATTTCTATTTTTGTCATACATTTTACATTTTGCTCTGCATGTATAACACATTTTTGTTGTATTCTTTTTTTCACCAATATATTGGTCAATATCTTGGGATTTATGACATAGCGTACATGTTTTTATTGATGATACCTCATACGTATAATTCATTTAATTGATGAAACTAAAACGATAAATACGAAATATATGTGTAAAAATATACAAATCAATTTTCCATCACATTTTGCAGTTTTTATAAAAAATAATAGATGATTATTTTTTATAGAATAAAATTATAAAATATTCGCATATACAATAAATATAAATGTGTTTAATTGGAATAGGCTCTCGACTACCCCTAAGTTTCCCTAGGGGGATGGACTGTATCTTAACCCGTCTCAGGTTGCTTAGACCTTCAACAACGAGCGATTACCGTTCAGTCTCTGACGGCTAACCATAGACTAGCATATAACAAAGGCGTCTGTAGGTTATAACCATGCGGATTGCCCAATCATCAACATTATTACTATACCCGAGTTCTATTCTCGGCCATCTGCGTGTTTCCAATACAGACTTAGTAGTTGAGGCTCTAAGGGGTTTCCCGAACAACAAGTAATCTTGCAAGGATTTCTCCTCACTAACAACTGACCATAATACAGGGGTCTAACCGAAGTTTCCACAAACATTGCCTGTTTGTTTGTGGCGGGTTGTTTTTCTGAGCATGCTCATCCAAACTACTAAATTAGTTTGAAAAAGCTACCCCAGCCATTCCACTCATGACACGTAAAACGTTGTAATTAACCGCATAGACGCGGACCTTGGAAGTAGCAGTTCCCGAAACGGCACCAGCAGAAAGGACAAGCTGAAGGGTAGCATTGTCGATTCTGGAGAAGTTGCAGGTACCAGATGGTTGGTGTTCCTCAGGTCGGAGAGCGAAGGAATACACGTTGATACCAGTATCGGGATTGCGGGTATGGTGCTGGAATGGTTGCACGACATCGAAGTAAGAGCCTTCACGTTCCGAGAAGCGGTCTTGGCCGTTGAGTTGCAACTTGGCAGTGACAACTGGGTTTTCACCCCAGCAATGCATATCAAGAGCAGTCTCGGCAAGAACAAATGTTCCAGCATCAGACAAACCAGATGCGCTAGCAACTCCACCTTCTTGGGCGAAATCGGCTCCCCATCCATTAGAGGCATAACTCACATCTTGGGCACCAGCCATTTGGAAAAGGCCGCTGGTAGTTATGAAGTTAGTGGAACCAGAGGTTTCAGTTGGTCCTCCGAAAGCATGGATAGCATTTGGAAGAGCATCAATGGCGTCAGTGTAGTTGAATGGTTGGGCACCAAGAGTCTTGAAAAGAATCGATTGGCCTTCCAATGAGGAGCAATAGTCAACGTTGGCATCGGGTTGAACCACCCAGATGAGTTCCTTGCAAGGATGGTTGAAGTTCAACTTAATCTTATTACTGGAAGAACCAACCGATTCATCACCAGTGAATTGGAGTTGTTCAATCAGGTATTCATGGGGGTTCTGTGCCATCTTTCTGCGTTCATCCGTGTCAAGGAAGACATAGTCAACGTAGAGGGAGGCTGCGACCAATGAGGATTGGTATGCAGTAGCAACCGATTGAGTTCCAGTATTGGCACCAAGAGACTTGACGGCCCACAAGCACTCACCAATAGGGCGGAAATCAATGTTAATCTTGACTTCATGGTATTGGAGAGCAATCAATGGGAGAGCCAGACCTGGGTTGCGACAGAACCAGAAAAGAAGGGGAACATAAAGAGTGGTCTCTGGCAAAGCATTGCGAGGAGCGCACACTTGAGCTGGACCACCGTTGGCAGCGCAAGGTCCAGAGACGTTGGCGAAACTGGGGTCAGTTATGTAGGTTAGTTGGGTAGTGTTGCCAATTAACTTGAAATAACCGCGCTTTTGTTCGGCGGGAAGGGTGAGCTGATTCCAGATGTGCATCCAATCACCATATTGACGGTCAATTCTTTGACCACCAATCTCAACTTCAACTTGGGCAATCAATTGCTCGCCAATGTAGTCCAACCAACGAGCATAGACACCTTCTTCGCCACTCTTCTTCATCTCCTGGTTAATCTCAGGGAGAGTAACCTGGAGGTAGGTGCGGTATGCAAGGTCTCCGTTTCTGGAGATGGTGCAGGTAACTCGGCGACCGAAATCGGCTTGGCCAGAGAAAGTCTGCTCAATGCTTTCCATAGAAAAGTTGGTGTGTCTGCGATAAGATACCTTCCAAAAGGTAATTTCAGGGGTTCCAGTAAGGAAAACGTCTTGTGCGCCGTAGGCGACTAGTTGCATTAGTGCTCCTCCCATAAAAAAGTTCGGGTATATACTATGTAAAGAAAATAATTTCGGAGAATTGCTAAATAATTCTATTTTTATAAATTGCTAAATAAGTATTTTATTATTTCTAAATAACTTTAATTATTATTTAGTAAAAACGCGTTTAATCGTAGTGAAATATTAGACCGCTACCATACCATTGTAATATAAATGTATAATTTCAATTGTTTTGTATGTATTATTCGTAAGCCAATAATTTATTTGATTTTTTAACACATCTAATCGGGTGGCCCATTCTTTTGTTTTAAGCCTATTAATTGCTAAAATGCCCGTTTTTTGAAGCTTCCAACATGACGATATTTTTATGCCATTTTTATCAATATAATCATCTGGGTTAAATCGAATAAACACAATTGGTCTATGACCTACATCTCGCGATAGTTCCATTAAGCGTTTGTTTTCACAACTGCAGTCATATGCATTATGCTGATTTTCGTCTTTATCCTTCGATGATAAATCATCTACGGATAAATCTCGAACACTTTCGGTCGTTCCGACCTCCTGCGTTCTCGCTATTTCTATAATAATAACTTGGTATCCTAAATCTAGCAACAAATCGGGTCTTTTTCTAGAACATCCATCTACTACTGTTTTATCCGAAAGCCAAGTCATTTGAGGGTATGTTTCTATAACACTATCTACGACTGTTTTTTCTTTCGTTTTATAATTTCGAGCGATTGGTTTCTCTGGAAACAAGTTTATATAACAATACATACAATATCCTTCATATTTATTTGAACCTTGAGTCAAACACCATTCCGATAAACATATTTTAGCAAATACATCTATCATTCCTGGTTCTCTGTGATTTATACAATATTTTGCTGATTTTATGTTTTTAACATTATATATAGCTCTCACATTACATCCGGTTATAAGACATTTTGTATGAAACACATCCACCATTGTTTCGGTTTTATGTATTGAACACATTTTAGCCCGAATATTTCCGGGTTCACTGTATGTGGGGTTTTTATTACATCCGGTATACTCACATCGTAAGTGTTTTCCATCTATCATCGTATCCATTTTATGTGTTGCGCAAAATCTCGGCTGCGTATCTTCTAAATACTTATACGACGGCATCTTTGTACACCCCGGGGTCTCACATCGCTTGTGTTTTATATCTATCATATCCGGCAATTTATGGGCCGAACAATAAGCCCCCGTTTTTTCACCCTCTACATTGAATTGTGCTATAAGATTGCATTCGGCATGTTGACATCGTTTTGAAACCACATTTATCATTTCCTCCGTTTTATGTTCCGCGCAATATTTAGCAATAACGCTTCCCACATCATTATAAATCGGCGTGGTATAACACCCGGCGGAAGCACAACGCTTGAGTTTAACATTGACCATTCCAGCCAATTGATGCGCCATACAATATTCGCCTTTCGTTTGTCTGGGGAAATTATATATAGCACGTTTATCGCAAGACGCGCACAGTTTATCAACTACATTTAGCATTCCTTCCAGGCGATGGGTTGCACAATATAATCCTTTGAGTTCTCCGGCTATATTAAAATAGGCACTTTTATCGCAATCGTCAGCCGAACATTTAGGCATTTTAGTATAACGTATATGATATATGAATGGGGGTATATATACATATATATGAGAATATAGCTTTATGTATTTTTTGAAAACTACATAAATAGAACATGCATATATAAGACCATATATGCGCCTAAATATTAAAAAACTATCGGAACACGCCCAAATACCCACATATGGCTCAAAATGCGCCGCAGGAATGGATTTATATTCGGCGGTGGATTTGACGGTTCCACCGCAAACCCGAAAGCTGGTCAGTACGGGGATTTCCGTCAGTTGGGAAACCCAAGAAGGACAATGGGATGAGCACCCGGATAAATATTACCTACGTATTGCACCACGTTCTGGGTTAGCCGTCAAACATAATATCGATATTGGAGCCGGGGTGGTGGATAGCGATTATCGCGGGGAGATTTTCGTGTGTTTTATCAATTCGGCGGACAAAGAATATGTTATTCAAAGGGGAGATAAGATTGCCCAGATGATTTTGACCCGGTTCGAACAATGTAGCGATATCATCTTGGTGGATGAACATAGTATAACAGAAAGGGGGGAAGGGGGGTTTGGGTCTACTGGCAAATAAGATAATAATGGGGGTATTTATTGAACGGTTTGTGGAGATAATTGCATATTTTGCAATATAAATGTTGCTAAATATTCTTCTTGGAAAACTTCTACTTTGTTTTCGTGTTTTTTGGAAAAAATATATTTATCTTGGGATTTTTTCACCGACCAGCCGTCATTGAGAGCATTCATTACAAAAATCATTTTTTGGAGATGGAGATTATCTATGACGTCTTGTGGCATTTTTCTTTATATATTTAGGACGTTTAGTATTTTTCCGGGTTTTACGAACACGGGAAATATGTCCGTATTTTTTCGATTGGTAGTTTCGGTTCTTTTTATTGCGACTGTTGCCTAAAAAATAGATTCGACGAGTATAATTATTACCGCCCTTTTTTTGCGCTTTACTACGGAACCCTTTTGTTATAATTTTTACTGTTTTTTTAGTAATATCTGTAAAACTATTGCTAATACCAGAAGCAATACGATTCAACATTTTTGGTTTCAATTTGTCGTTATTATTTACGGTTTGCACATTTTGAATAATTTCGGCTTCTATATCATTAGAAAACCCGTCCTCTGTAATTGGAATAGCAACCGCTGGAGGTTTTACCCATCCAAATATTTCCAACATTGTCTTTCCAATAGGAGTAGCATCTTTTTCTAATATATTCTTTAATTGCGTGTCATACTGTTGCATAGTTTCTTTCGTTTTTTCTACAATAAATGGCGACGAGGTTCCATATTTCTCTTTCATCATTAAAGAAAGTTTAGCCGTTTTTTCAAAAAACTGTTTTTTTATTCTTTGCAATTCATCATAATATGTTATTGTTTCCGTCTTTTTTTGGGTTTTTAACGCAACAATAAAATCATCCGGGTTTTTGTTTTTATTTAATAACGTTTTTAGCCATGTAACTGGGGTAAACGCAGATTTAGAGCTTCTAGAAGCTCTAACATTTATAGCATTTATAGGGGAGTTGGATATAATTTGGTCAGCATTTATAATAATTACATTGTTTATTTCTTTTAACTGTGCCATAATAGTTTCTTCCTGTGCGCGATAAATATCTGCAAAGTTTAAAAAATAAATGATATAATCCTGATATCGTTTTAATAACGGTAATATAGAATCTTTGTATAAATATACATTGCCGACGTTTATTTCCGTATTATCTAAATATGCCATAATGCGCGGTAGATTACTCAAAATGGTTTGAATAGATTCAACTGATGGAACATAATTATTTTTTAGTGTTTCCGTTGTATCATTAGCGCATAATAATGATACTGCATTATCAATGGATTTGGTTATAGCATTCAAAAGTTCTTCAGGAGAACTATATGGTGATGTGCGTGATATATTCATTTTTCTCATAACATCATCCAATATTATAACGATTTCGTTTAATTTATTTTGACAACTAATAACTGGGTCTCTTTCTGGTAATAATACACTTAAAAAATGTATTCTAGAACAAACGTCATCTTGGTCATCATTATCTTCATCTACTATACCGGTATTGGAAGAATAATACCTAGCAACGGTTGGTATATTCATGGCAATTGAATAAACATACGCCAATTGGTCTCCAGATAAATACAATGTTTTCTTATGTAATGTTTCATTGAAAAACAATGTAGTTCTTGCACTACCGTGGTCTCCGGTAGACTTAAGCCTAGTAATAAAAATATATAGATATGTTTTAATATTATCGGAGTCAATTTGTTGACTGTTCAATATGTTAATAATCTCGTTTAATACGGTTTTTAACGTAGTATATGCTGGCATGTTTTTCGAGGATATATTAGTATAATCCTTCCCTGTTTCACTATAATACAATCCATAAGATAAAATAGCTACACTAAATCCGCCAAATGGTAAATCCACACATATATTATTTATTGTTAAACATGTAATGAACTTGTCATCCGGCGTTGTAGTTAATCCAGTTTGTGGATATGTTTGGGTTGTCAATTCATTTGAATTAACCTTTGTTAACCGAAGCGAGAACTCTATACTAGGTATGCAATTTTCATTCAATAAATTACTGTATACATAATCATACATAGATGTTCTGGACTCATCTAGTGTTATTGAATCATATAGTATTTTACTAGTTCCGTCTGGGAGTGTAATCGATTCTGGAACTAATTGTAATCCTAACGCCCAATTTCCGTCCGCCAATTCTTTCGCCGAAATATCACCAGCACCTGCAGGGTCCCATAAATTGCAAAGAGACTTTAACATCGTTATAACAGATTGCCATTGAGACTCTTTTTGAATACTCATACACGCGTCCAATATACAATATGCATATTCGTCTGCTTTTAGTTTTTCAAAAAACTCATTTAAGTTATTTGGTTTGGAATTATCAAAGAATGCGGTTCTCTCTGCAGTCCAAGTAGATGGTAGTTGTTCATTGAAATAATAATATATATTATCTATATCACCGCAAATATTACCCAATAAAAAACTAACTTTGACTTGTTCTTCAAAGTTTGCGGGAGATGAACTATAATAATTATATAATATATCCGACGTAGATATAGATTTATTCGGAAAATGCGTTGTATAATTTCCAGCCAAAAATCGTTCCGCCATTTCTAAAAATGCGTAAGACATATTTTTGGATACGATAGTAGATGGAAATATTCCATTCCGGCCTTTACCAAAATCGTGCAATGAATCGGGAATACCATATTCCAATACCCATATCAAATTTGAAATAAGAACATTATCACCGTTTCCACCTGTTGCATTGAAAGGTTGTTCTCTCTTGGAATACGGTATAGTCTCTGCAGATTTTTTCAAACTCTCTACTGATGCTTTATCTGTTTCTATTTCCATATACACGGTCTCATGTTCTAGTGGTTCAGTAATATAAATAAGCTCTGAAATAAACATGAATAATTCTTCATAATAATTTCGAGCAATATTTTCAAGTTCCATTGTAAAAAACTTGCATTGTAAAATAAGAGATGCCGATAGTTGGTGTGATAATGTAAACCCATATTTTTCCATGGTTGTTTTTTGTGTAATTCGCGAAACTGAATCATTTATCATATATGGTAATGTTAACGGATGACGACTATATAGGGATTTTTTATGTGGACTGATTTTATTTTTTGGTTTAATACTTTTAATACTATTTTTACGTGAATTTGTTTTTAATAAACTCATAGACCTAGAAGATTTGGGATATTTTACTATATTTCTTACGGCACTACGACTTAACGATTTTTTAAGTGAATGGTCGGGATTGAATTGTGTATATTGTTCATATTTTCGTTTTGATGTCATATATAATATAATTATATAATATTATTCCATTCAAACCAAACAATTCCGCATAAATCAACATAAAAACACCGAATATTATATACTATCCCCTTTATCATAATAATGCAAAAACAACCAACAAACAATCCGCAACCCCCGTCGAAAGGTACAATCGACGAAAAACACACTGAAATGCTAAATCATTTTCACACAATCGAAACCGAAACCATCCCCGGATTGATTACAAAAAAAAACGATTTAAAACAACAACTAAAACACGTCCATAAAAAAAACATCGATGCCTATATGGAATTGAAAGACCAGATTCGAGCGGTTTCGCAACAAATCCGCGATTTACAATCGCTCCGAAAACAATATTTGTTGGACAATTCCCGCCATATTTTCGACTATTTCGAACAAAAAAAAAAGGTATCTTCCGGAGATAATGGCCAAAATATCAATGTTCTCAATTCCTTCTTCAAAATAAAGGCGAAGACCGAAGATGCGTCCACTATGGCCGGAACCAAATATAGCCAATCGAAAAATACATATCACGCCTATTGGAAAAATATAAACAATTCTATTTTGAATATCCAAGACTTTGTTGTTCCATCCGATGTTTGCGAATGTTGTAAAATCGGAGAACTGATTCCACAAGACGAAGAAGGAATACTCATATGCAATAATAATGATTGCGGACAATTTGTTGCCTATATTGTGGATAGTTCCAAACCGTCCAATAAAGAACCACCCAATGAGGTTTCCTATACGGCATATATCCGACTGAACCATTTCAAAGAAATCCTCTCGCAATTCCAGGCGAAAGAAACGACCCAAATCCCCGATGAAGTAATAGAAGCTATTCGGGCGCGTATTAAAAAAGAGCGCATAACCGATATGACACTGATAAACTACGATAAAATGCGCGATATTTTGCGGAAATTGGGACTCAATAAATATTTCGAACATATTCAATATATCAATTCGATTTTCGGGATAAAACCGCCGATTATGAACGAGGAATTGCATGAAACCTTGTGTGTTCTCTTTATTGAAATCCAGAAACCGTGGGCGGTTCATTGCCCGGCCAATCGCACCAATTTTTTCAATTATACATATACACTTTATCAGTTGTGTGTTTTGCTGGACCAAGTCCAATATTTGCCATATATCCCTATGATGAAAGACCGAGAAAAACAATTAGAACAAGACATGATATGGAAGAAAGTGTGTATGGATTTAGATTGGGAGTTTTTTCCGACGGTATGATTTTTCATGGCATTCAGAGGGATGATGGTGCGATATTCATTTATGTTTCAGGATATACTTTGGACCATTTGTTCGTTGGAACTACTTGTGGGAACCGGATGACGGATTTATGCGGTATACGGCGGGTTAATGCAACCAATTCCCCGTATTTTTGCACAACTTCGGAAAAATGCCGAAAATGAAAAGTTTCGATATTGTCTGTCGTTCCAGTTCCAATATATATACAATAGGCGTTTCCGGAATGGTTGTCCGTTCGAATATTATCATCGATTGTTTCTATGCTCGGTCCTATGCTCGTTCCTCGCATCGGTCCTATGCTCGGTTCTCGCATTGTTTCTCGCATTGTTTCTATGCTCGGTCCTATGCTCGTTCCTCGCATCGGTCCTATGCTCGTTCCTCGCATCGGCACGAGTATTGTTCCCCTATATCTCGAATCGCCATATTCTGTTATTTTTTGTATAGTATATTTTATACCGGTGGGTTTGTGGTATAATTGTCTTCCGACAAGATGGGCGTATTCATTGGATATGTTATGGATTTGCATAGTTATTCTAAATATACGTTATACATATATATAGTTAGAAGAAATGGGTGTGTGTTCAATTTTCTGCAGGATTGTGAGAACGGTATGGTTGGATGTGATGGGCGACTTTCATCCTGCTCTAGTTCTCGCACTTTTCTTCGGAGAAACTTCCAATTCCGTAGCCCGTCCCGAGCTCCGGAATTGCTACTAACGCTTCTTTTTCGAATTATTGGATTTGTTTTTTTGAGATTTGTTTTGAGGATGTTTGGAGAAGGATATATTTTTAGGGTTGCCGGAACCACCTGCGTTAGTAGTAAATGTATCTGTAGCATCGCCCATGTATATTTTATTACTACCATCTTGTAATTTGGTTAATACCTTGCCCAAGTTTAGTTCGGTTTGTCCAGTTATTTCCTGGATATATGTAATAATAACTGCCTGAGTAGCAATTTCTAATTTATCGGTAGGAACAACCAATGTTCTAGGAGGGGCTGTGCCTAATATTTCAATTTTAGATATAGTGGTGGAATCTGTTTCAACAATAGCCCCTAAAATCTTAGATACTGATGCTCCAAAAGTCTCTTCATATACGACTATTGCGTCTTTGACTATGGTTTTAATTGTTGGTTCGACAAATTCACTATCTTTATTGTCAACGTAGTTGTCTGATTTTTTTGGTGGGGTTTGTTTAGTAGCAATATTTTTAATTGCAGAATCTATATCCTTAATAGTTGAAGGGACTGCTGTCAAGACAGTAGGTGAGGGGTTGGTTATTGTAGAATAAGTGGATGGGTTGTTTAAAGTAAGTGAAGAGTCTTCTAAAATGCCTATCGCATGAAGTGTAGATGTAGATGTAGGTGGAGATGTAGATGGAGATGTAGTAGTTGTTTTAAAATATAGTTCAATTACATATTTTTTTCCGGATTCAAATGATGGTATTTTCATATCTCTATATATTTGCTCTTGGTTTACAAACACACTACTTAAATACGTTAATAAGTCATTAAAATCGGTTGGTGCTGCAAAATCATTACTAGCTGTGTCAATAGTAAACTCATTATTTTCAACCACCGCAATGGGCATTGTTTTTCCATCTAATGGTGATATAACCGGTGTATCATTTTTAACGTAAAACTCTATGTCTGGCTTGGTTGATAAACTTTTGATATCAACATATAATGGAATACAGAAATAAGACGGACGGGATGTCATAATTATATTATATATTATATATAAATATAATATATCATTCAAATAGACGAATAATGAACAGGTATCAGTTCAATCCACAACCGCAACAATATACCCATGCGACGATACATCCTTTGCGACCACATGCGCTATAGAATTGCCGATTTCTCCTAAATAAGTATAATATACAATAGATATTTCCAGGAAATCGACGAATCGATGAACTTATACGTTTTATGCGCGGTTTGACCTGAATATTTACCAGGGGGGTGTGGCACATTGACCAATTCTACCGTTTTCGCATAGATTTTTGTTTTTTATATGTGGGTTGTTTTTTTGATAGTGTTTTTTTATGGCGTTTGGAACCGCCACCTCTTATCATGTCTTCCGGATTGACATATATGTTTATTTTGGAAACGTTCAAGGTATTTTCTTTTGCTGGTTTCTCATTTATATAACGAATAACAATGCCATCATATCCAGCAATCGGTGTTTGTTTAGGAGAAAACTTAACAATTTTCGCAATCGAAAATGTACCTGGGTTATTTTGTAATTCAATATAACAAAGTTTGCTTGCATATTTATCAATATCAGATGGGTTATCAATTTTTAGTAATTTTTTATTGTTGATATAATCTAGCAAATCGTTAGATTCAAGTTCTAAACTAAATACATTGGATACAGTTTGCTGCAATTGACCTGATTTAAGTAAATCTTGAGCCGCACTTTTTGCAGTATCTACTATTGTCTTGTCGGTTGTAATATCTATTTTTCTGACCGGTTGTATCGTAGTTGTATAGATTACGTCTTTTTTAGTAGCGCCAAGTAAAACAACGTTTTTTGGGTCATCGTTCTTACTGAGAATATCAACATTATAGCGTGTGTCATCTTTGGGAGTTGCCATTTGTATATTGTATACAATATACAAATAATATTTTTTAAAGTAATCGTATCAATCATCGAACCATACTTTTCTCCATATGAAAATCTTGTGCTAGTTCATCGCATTGTTATCCAGAGAAACTTCCAATTCCTTTATCCTTCGATGATTAATCATCTCCGGATAAATCTCGAACACTTTCGGTCGTTCCGACCTCCCGCGTTCTCGCTACAATCGTTCCAACGTGCAAAATTGCCACTAAAAATCAAAACACAGTATCAAATCCCGTTTATTTATAAAAACCGTCATAGGGTCTCTATCCATTTGCGATGTCCAAAATACATACTCCGTGTCCCGTTCTCCATCCAACGCATCCAATATCGCAAATCCAATACAAAACTCTACTCCTAACCCTTTAAAACAAAAACAGTTTGAATATTTCAGTGGTCTCAACGTCCCTTTTTCCAGCAATACTAACATATGATAATAATGTCTAGGGTTATGGTCTTCGCTAAAATGAACGACTCCTAAATATCCATCAGCCACTTCCGTAAAAATAGTCGACCCGCGGACTTTATCGAAATACGGCGCATTCACCGGATACGACCGAATGATTTCCAATTTCCCCGTTTCTCGCTCGACTCGACCTATCTCTAAAGGACTCCATTTATAAATATATTGCTCCTCCCCCTCGCCAACCACCGGTATCCAATTTTTCTCGCACCAGCTCTCCACCGGAGGTGTTATATGTATCACATTCGATATACGACTCTCCGCCATCGAATAATCCCCCACCATCATATTGTTTTTACCATTGGGCGAATAATCGACATTGGTTGCGATAAATCGAACCGACGAACCATCCGCGCCTAAAAATATACGAATATCTTCTAAACCTTTCGAATATACCTCCCCCGAATAAACCGGTAAATCAATGTGTTCATCCATTATCCTAAACGTATCCGCCATAGGATTCATGTTCTCGTCCAGCTCACACAACATATTTTTATTTTCTATAATATGAGAACTGGTAGGATAACCATAACACCCATTATTATACAGCCAATAATTCACATACCGCGTATTTAGCCATCGACGTCCATCGGGGGTTTCTAAATATGCCGAAGACGTTGGCCGAAATTGCGGTATAACCGGATAATTATGTTTGACGCGTCTCGAAATCGTCCCCATATTTTTGGTTATAACATCCGCCGAAATCGCCGTAATAATACTATCGTTATGGTTTGCGGCATACCATCGCGGTTGCCACCGTTTGACCGTCTCCGCCCACGTCCAAAAATTGACATCCCATGTCAATTTTTTATAAATGTCTACATATTCCGCGAAATACGTTTTATACATAAACCACCATTGTTGTAATGACACGGCATCTCCCACAAAAAATCCCCCACAAAATCGCCAATAAATGGTATCCGTTAACCCATTCGCTTTATCTATTGTAATTGGTGGAGAACATCCCGGAAACATCAATATTTTATCGAAAAAACTTCTTTTGCTAAATTGGCGCAAATATTCATACGTTCTCTCTTTTTCCCGAAATAAATACGTTATATTAAAATCTATATAAGCAAAATGAGTGGTATTCCACGGATTATGGACAATTGCCCGAGATACCAACTCCGGTTTCGCGTGCGAAATGGCTAAATAATCCGCAGTATCCTTTTCCACATTGCGATATTCCGGAAGAGTATACTCTTGGGTGGCAAGTTCTCGACATACCCACAATTCGGCTTTCTCTATAACCTCTATATGTATGTTTGTCGCCCCATGTAAAAAGGCGATATCGTCGGCATTTTCCGGCGAAACAAAAATATATAGTGGAATACCGATAGAAACCAATTCGGCTAAACGCGCGATATTCCATTCGTCGTTTTTTGGGCAATTTTGGGTATCATGTAAAAAATAGGTTATAAATGTTAACGTGTTCTCCGGAGATGGGTCCGCAACTATCGATGACATTCCGCTAAATGTTATATGTATGATTTATTTATATGTTTTAGAAAATTGATTATATTTTGTGTTATATATAATATCATATAACACATCCCATATATTATTATACAGAATGTCCAAACCAGACCAAACCACTGCCGAAAACGACCTCGCGCTTATATTCGACGTCGAAACCACCGGGCTTATTCCGAAAGGAGAACCCCTTATAGAATTATGTCCTCATATAGTGCAATTGAGTTTTGTGGTTTTCAATATGCGAACGTGTCAAATCGTAAAAAAATACAATACATATATTCATATACCAGCAAAGGTGCAAATATCCGCAGAAATAGAGCGTATAACCGGGATAACCCGGGCGAAATGCGCAACCGGCGTTGTCATAACCGAAGCGTTGGATGCGCTATATGCCGAATATATTCGATGTCGCACCATTATCGCACATAATATCGAGTTTGATAGCAAAATGGTGCGTATCGAACTGGCGCGCAACCCGGGGCGAAAAACCCGGCATCTTTTGGATTTGCTAAATGTGGGATATGAAATCGCCCAAGGAAAAACGCGATATTGCACAATGATAAATAGTATTGAATTGTGTAATATAATGGTTGTGGCAACTGACCGCCGAGGACAGCCATATCAATATAAAAAGTTTCCTAAATTGTCGGAATTGCATGAAAAACTATTCGGAACCATTCCTGAAAACTTGCATGATTCTATGGTGGATACACTGGTATGTCTCCGGTGTTATATGAAAATGGCGCGCAATGTTGACGCGGACTTTGTGTGATACCCTACGCCGAACACATTTCGCAAATCTCTTCATGTTCTTCATTAGCTGTCGCGCGTTTTTCCGGTTCAATAGTGAATTGTTGGGCTTGATGACGCCCTCTTCTCCGTAAATAATAAATACCTGTTTTTAATCCTTTGGACCACGAATAAAAATGCATGGACGTCAATGTGGAATAATTGGGGTCTTCTAGCCATAGATTTAGACTCTGACTTTGACAAATAAACGCGCCTCTATCCGCCGCCATATCTATTAATGTGCGCATAGGAAGTTCCCATACCGTCTTGTATTTGTCGCGTATTTCCTGTGGAATAATTTCGATATGTTGAATCGACCCATTGTTGGAAATAATATTGTTTTTCACTTTTTCATTCCACAATTCCAGTTCCAATAAATCATTCATTAAATATCGGTTTGCCATAATAAACTCCCCAGCAATCGTTCTCCGGCTATAGATATTACTGGTTATGGGTTCAATACATTCATTATATCCCAATATCTGAGAAGTAGACGCGGTGGGCATCGGTGCCAATAGCAGGGAGTTTCGTAGGCCATGCTTCTGGATATCGGTTTTCAATCCGTCCCAATCATATCGATTTGGTGTTGGCGCGACATTCCACATATCGAATTGGAGTTCTCCTAAACTGGCCGGAGAACCGGCGAATGTTGAATAGGCCCCGTCCAGTTTCGCCATATCGCATGATTCTACCAATCCGGCATGATAGATGGTTTCAAAAATCAATCGATTAATGGTTTTGGCTTCTTCGCTTATAAAAGACAGATTCATCATCATAAATACATCGGCTAAACCTTGCACGCCAATTCCGATAGGTCTATGGCGCATATTACTCTTTCTCGTTTTTTCGGTGGGGTAATAGTTCACATCGATAATGCGATTCAAATTATAGGTCACAAGACGCGCGACTTCATGCAATTTTTCATAATTGAATACGGTCGGAGTTTGGGTGGTATCTACGAACGCAGGGAGGGCAATACTGGCTAGATTGCAAACCGCTGTCTCATTTTCGTCGGAATATTCTACTATTTCGGTGCATTGTCCGGTTAATATACCATTGAATATGCCCATATGACGCTTTGGCTCCGTAAAACAATACGTATCGTCCCGCCGACCCGAATCGACTATATCAACAATCTCTATATCCCATAGTTGACGGCAACCGGGAATAAAATTATATACAATACTATCTTTTATATTTATACTATTGCATTTCAACCCCAAATATTCTAAAGTAGATAAACAATCTTGTGTCAAAGATAATTGCCATACGGTTTCATCATCCGGCAATCTACTAAGTTTCGCATCTACGCCACAATATTGCAGATAATATTTGGCCTCCTTCAATCTACTATATTCTGCCGTTATAGTCAAATATCCATTGACAATAATACCGCATTCATCAAACAATTCCGAAAAGGAACGCATGGTGGATTCAACCTCCGGAGGTATAACTGGAAAGGTTAATCTCACCAATTTATCACCGCGTTGTAAATCGGCTGCGTCGCGCATCTGCACCGATGGCCCTAATATCTCATCCTGAATAACGACATAGAACTTGTGATATTTCGTGCAATGTAAACTTAACCCGGTGCTGGTTTTGACTTCAATCAATTCTTGGTCTTCTCCGGTTTTTCGAATGACCACTTCGCTCCATTCCAACCCGTTCCATACGGAGACGGTTTCATTTACAATAGATTGAATGGGAATATGGCCTCGGTCGGTTAATACGAGCGTCTCCGGGGCAACACATAAATTGGACGATTTAATTGTTCCCACATTTTTCTGATTCGACTTTTTATTACATGCATCTTTATACAATATATAGGGTGTTCCGGTTTCCATTTGCGCATCCAATACCTGGAACCATAGGTCTCGCGCTTTGACCGTTTTGCGCCCTTTTTCGGCACGTTCATATCCTTCATATAACTCTCGAAAGGCCTCCCCGTATACATCCGATAACCCGGGGCATTCATCGGGACACATTAGGGTCCAAACCCCATCCGTCTTCACCCTTTCCATAAACAAATCCGGAACCCATAATGCATAAAAGAGGTCGCGCGCCTTCAATTCTTCGTCGCCGTGATTTTTCCGCATTTGTAGAAAATGTTCTATATCGGAATGCCATGGTTCGAGGTAAATCGCGAATGAACCATTGCGTTTTCCTCCGCCATTATGCACCAACCCGGTTTCCAACATATAATTATGCTGGTCTCGCATTTGTAAATCATATACCACGCCCGAATAAGAGTGCTCTCGATTGGCAACAACCGGAACGAGCCAGTATTTGCCGTCATCATAGGATATACAATTCGCCGGCATTTTCCCAATACGAAGATTCAAATATTGCAAATCAACGGAAAACTCGGGTATATCATCACTATTTCCTAAACCGGCGATAAGTCGGCGTATTTTCGGAACCGGAAGATTTAGCCATCTTTTCCCAATCTTTATAGATTTATTCGTATAAAAATCACTTTGGGAAAATGGTAATACAGTGGTTCTCTCCCATCGAATCATATTGTAATAATTCATATATCTCACTTCATATGGTATTGCATTCGCCGCGAAAAATTGGACCAATTCGTCGACTTTGTTAGGGCTATGTAGAATAGATACCCAATGTTGGCGATTGAACTCATGCACCCTATTTACTAAATCGTTCTCGAAACTATATTCGGAGTTTGTCATAATATGTATTCCCGAAAGGATGATACCATATATATAACACAATTCTTCGGTTAGCTCGGCGAAATCTTGCACCATTTGTGGAACAACATGCACTATATAATCTCCTGGCGAAACGTCTTTTGCATCCACCCACTCCAATTGCGATAGCCCGGCGCCGATATCCGCAATCAATTGCATGGGAGAGACAATATGTTCATGCGGTTTTTTCACGACGTAGATTGGATGTTCCGGAGTTATATGCATAGATAATCCATTAAGAGCGGTCTTTATTTCATGTAGTTCTCCACTATATATATGTTCTAATATTTTTTCGACAGTTTCTACACTACCTGTGCGATTGACAACCTCGGTTATTCCTCCGACGCAATTTTCGATGCGAATGGGGCCCTCTTTCGTATAAATAAACGTATTGGGTGTTATACATTGGTCGACATATTTAGCCGTATTATTAAATACCCGGAGCATCGGGACAATGCCATTCGACGACCCATTTGTTCCGCGAATATGACTCCCCGACGCGCGGACATTATGGATATGTAGCCCAACCCCCCCGGCCCATTTTGAAATGAGAGCACAATCTTTCAGAGTGTTATAAATGCCGTCAATGCTGTCTGACTCCATCGATAATAAATAACACGACGATAATTGAGGATGTGGTGTTCCGGCATTAAAAAGAGTCGGGGTTGCATGAGTGAAATATTTTTGCGACATAAGGTCATACGTCTCGCGTATTTTAGCCATATTTTCACCGTGAATACCTATAGCAACCCGTAGCCACATATGTTGCGGGCGTTCAATCGTAGTCCGGTCCACTTTCATCAAATAGGCTCTGTCTAGGGTTTTAAATCCGAAAAAGTCGATTAAATAATCCCGGCTATAGTCGCATAATGCATCCAATTCTTCGCCATTTGCGCAAACCGTGGTATACAGGTCTTCGGAAACCAATGGGCTATGTTTTCCATGTTTATCGGTATATCTATATAGCTTTTCCATGGCATCGGAGAACTTCTCAGGTGTATTTTTATGATGATTCGAAACCACAATTCTTCCTGCTAAAGTATTATAATCGGGGTGAGTACTTGCTAAAGATGCACATTGTTCCGCGGATAATTCGTCGATTTTTGTGGTAGAAATACCGTCATATAATTGGTCTATGACTTTCATAACAAGCGATGTATAATTCAGTTTGATTCCGGCTTCTGCGCCCAGTTTTTTAATACGCTGTAGTATTTTATCGAAAGAAACGATTTCACGTTCTCCATTTCTCTTCGAAACATACATTTCATCCATTTGAATGTCTCCGGAGGATAATGCCATATATTGTATTATGTATGAATATTACAATATATTTATGTCGTTTTACTTTATATTTATTGCGGTGGTATTCTGCGAGTCATCTTTATCCTTCGATGATAAACCATCTACGGATAAACCTCGAACATCTGTGATCGTTCCTCTCACTGTTCCGAGCTCCGACGTTCTCGCTGATGAGGACTTTTTCGAGCCATATATATCTATATTTGTATAGACAATGAGAACGCCTAAACCCAAAGGTAAAAATAAAGGTTCATAATAATTCAAATATGTCCAACACATAACAAAAATAACCGGAAATATTTGTTGTCTAGGCACGAAATTATAATTTTCGGATGTTCTAAAGTATATCCAAAATCCACTACAGATAACGGAAAATACTACTTTTGTTGTATAACTAATATAATTATCCAAAATCATACTATATATATTTTATCCTTCGATAATAAACCATTTCCTGCGATGCACAACCATAAGATAAATAGCGAGAACGTGGGAGGTCGGAACGACCGAAAGTGTTCGAGATTTATCCGGAGATGATTTATCATCGAAGGATAAAGACATTACAATGACTCACCGCATTCATCCAATTTAATCAAACAAATCCCTACGCCGGGTCCGGTAGTATATCGATTATCGATTGTATGTGGAATCGGAGATTGGTCTTTATCTTTCGATGATAAATCATCTCCGGATAAATCTCGAACACTTTCGCTCATTCCGAGCTCCGACTTTTTCATTGTTAATACACCCCGGTCTTCAATATCTGCACATTTTTCGACAATCAATTTCGGTTTTTTAACAGTTGCCCGATGGTCATATCCCGATATACGCTCATTCGATATCGTTTCCCATATAGATATAAATGATGGAACGGCCGATTGAAACCATTCGCGATTGCGTTGGACGAGAACACATGAAATCTCTTGTAAATACCAGTAATTCGTTCTATATAATACATATTCGTCTTTCAATTCCCGCCGTTTCTCGACAATCCACTGCGCCGTTTCCTCCATTGGAACATCCAGTGGCATATATACATAATGTGGGTCGTTGTATTTCCCATCTTCCGCCGAATATTTTTGTGCGGCATCGGCAACTAACATTTTGCGAACAAAATACAATACAACCCCTTTATATGTGTGCTCACCATTCTCCGCATAATATTGTTCCGCGGTTTCATATTCTTTGATACGCGTCTCAACAAAATCGCAATATTCTAAATCGCAGGTTTCCAATTGCACTTGCATTTGCACCCAATATTCCTCTTTCGGGATACCGGTTATATCGCGATTCACAATGTTTTTGATTTCTACCATATGGCCATAACGACTATGTGCGGGGTCGGCTACAATACCGTCGGGCGATGCACCTATAAATGGATATTGCGCGTGCGGAATACATCCATAATAGGACAATGTTGCCGAAAACATACGCTCATATATCGCCGCGCTAACGGGCTCGTATTTTACGCCCCAATGCATCGGGTTTTCCGTATTGATATTTCCCGAAGAATGGTCCATTGACAACGGTTTGCATTTCTCGTATATCAGACTGTTTTTTTGCGATTCCGACCCCAACGCTTTATATATATTGCTGGCGGTCAACATCCCATAACGGTTCTCATACCACTCCTTCGTCTTTTGTTTTGTATCCGGTATACTGTTTATTCTGGCTATACTGGATTCTATGCGCAGTTTTTCTTCTGTCGAACGAGCACCCGCATCGTAGTATATATCACACTGTCTCGGCGGAATCGTATTGTATTCCGCCATGTATCGGCTATACATATTATCGACAAATCGAACAACTTCCGCATAATCTTCTTCCGTATCTGAACATATACAAGCGTCATTCCATATTCCAAATAGATGGGCGGTTATGTCATTGCATATATTTTTATAAAACTTGGGGTCGACCATATCTACCAATTGGCCATATATGCAATCCTCCATCAATTCCAGAACCGTTTCCTCTAATTGTTCTATTTCGGTTTCTGTCAATAAATCTATCCAGGTTTCAAATGTATTCGGTGGGGATGCATCATCATCATCATCATCATCATGAATGGATATAACGGTGTCCGTCGCAGGAGGCTCGGACATCTCGGGGGTTATCTGAAAATCATTATTGGCTTGCATTTTTTTAAGTGTATATTATTACTATATAGACTTATATGTAAATTATTTAATTCAATTTTATATATTAGTTATTACACCTTTTTACGTTTCAAACGCCTTTTTTTATATATTTTCTTTTATGCATTTTACCTTCTTTACCACACATATCTTCGCTGGTTCTTGCTGTGGCACAATAATAATATTCAATATTTTTATTTTCACTGATACCATTAACCAGCATGTAAGAATTAAACTTTTCTTTTTCAGTAAATAATGAGCATTTACCAAATTTACTATCATCATTATCTGTAATAAAATGTTTACAATTCAAACAAAGTTTTGGTTTAATTACATTGAAAGATAAAACTTGTAAAACGAATAGACTTAATAGAGTAAAAATATAGGTCATTTTATTACTTAATGAAATATATTTAAGTTATAATTAGAAATATTTATATTCCAAGTCGGCATTTGAAATGTTAAAGGTGTAATAGCGAGAACGCGGGAGGTCAGAACGACCGGAAGTGTTCGAGATTTATCCGGAGATGATTTATCATCGAAGGATAAAGTGGCAATTCCGGAGAACATCTCGGTGAACGAGAATAGTAGTTTCACAGGATGAAAGTCTATAAGGACGCGCCATCCTTGGATGTCTCCACAATTTGATTCTTTTCCGAAATACGTTTAGGGGTCAATGATTTCAATGTACTAACGCGTTTGGTATCGATGATTTTCAATGTAAATGTATGGGATGCACTATTAAAAAAAAGCGCCGGGATACTGGTTATTTCCCCCGTATCTTTGTCATACACTACGTCTTTGGTCTTTTGCAACTTCGCCTTTTCCAAACAATTTATGAAAAACGCCTTCAATGATTTAATATCTTTTGATGGGTAATTATGTTCTCGGCCATATTTTTCCGCAAATGCGTGCAATTTCTGAGTCTTTACGGTTTTATCCAATTTATTCCACGAATCGCATTTATTCTTTTGTTTTTCCGTTTCTAATAATGCATCTATAGCATTCATGTTCACCGCATTTGTATAATTAGGGGTTGTAGACATATTCGGGTCAAGCATAATGATAAAGTAGTATCTTTATATTATATACAATATTATGTTTATCTCGTTTTCGATTTATATATTTAGTATCCGGGTTTAATATCCGGGTGTAATATCCGGGTTTAGTATCCGGGTGTAATATCCGGGTTTAGTATCCGGGTGTAATATCCGGGTGTAATATCCGGGTTTAGTATCCGGGTTTAATATCCACGTATATGTTTGTTATATAATATATAAATCAACCCAATAGTATATAATGAGTAAAACCATAGTATTACCCGGCAGTGATTCTCCATCCCAGGAGAACACATCCCGAGAAACGCCATTGGAAAAGGAAAAACTAAAACGTGTTATAACACATACAAAAAAATGGGTGTTTACCGAAACTGACTATGAAACGGCGAACCAATTAAACATCATACGCGATATATTGTCTGGCAATACCAATAACAATGCCCATCGCATTATATTGCAACAAATAAATCAGAAAATAGCGGGATATAAAGCCCAAGATATAACAAAATCCATCTATGACCCAGACCAATTCATATCTTTAAAAAGTGTTATACAATTATTACTAGAATCCGAACTACACTGCCATTATTGCAAAAAAGACATTAAAGTTCTCTACGAGGTGGTTCGCGACCCCCTACAATGGACCCTCGACCGTATAGACAATGATTATGGACACAATGAGGAGAACCTATTAATATCATGTTTATCATGCAACTTGCGCCGTAAAACGATTGACCATGGTCGATACGAGCTAACCAAAATATGTACGAATGTGGTAAAACTTTCCTAAATAATATCTATCTGCAAAAATACACATAAACCCAATGCAATACTATTATTATTTAGACGTATGTCGCAATTCCATAACAATTTATATCCAGATAATTCGAACCTAGTTTCACATCCCGGCGCCGTCCACTGGTTATTATCCCATCATGAGAACATCCATAAAAAATTGGATTTTTTTTATCAAACAAACAAGGTTCCCAATATCATTATTTATGGCTCAACTGGAACCGGCAAAAAAACCATCGTATATGATTTTTTGAATAAGATATACAATTCGGATAAGCAAAAAATAAAATCAAATGTAATGATAGTCAATTGTTCTCATGGAAAAGGAATCAAGTTCATTCGAGAAGACTTGAAATTGTTTGCGAAAACAAATATAAACTCGAATAATGGTGTATTGTTCAAATCCATTGTTCTCCTAAATGCCGATTTTTTAACGATAGATGCACAATCGGCATTGCGCCGTTGTATAGAATTATTTAGCCATACTACGCGATTTTTCATTATTATTGAAAACAAAAATAAACTGCTAAATCCAATTTTATCGCGATTCTGCACAATTTATGTTCCCGAATATATCGTGGATGGCAAAATAATCAATTTACATGAACACGTTCTCCGAGAAAAATATCCAATAGAATCTATTACGGATGAGCAATATTATTATATTGCCAATAAACTGAATGTATGTTTTAAAGAACCGGTATATTTATCACAAAGAGATATAAACGATTTAGTATGTCATTTTTACGAACGCGGGTTCTCTTGTTTAGACATAATCAAATGGATAAACCAAACGCCATTACTATACACGGAAGACAAATCCATATTGTGTATGAAATACCATAAAATACGGCGTGAGTTCCGGTGCGAAAAGATGCTGATGTTTTATTTGATGCTATCTATCAAAAAAACTTTTGTGTAAAAATAACGTAAATACTTTATCAATAAATCTTACATATGGACGACTTTGTTTTATCCAACTTACAAGAATCCCGAAATGAATGGTGTAGTCGATTATTGAGTATTATGTGCCCTCTAGTTATAGAGGGTGTTCGGTCTATTTTTAACGAAGCTTGGAAGATGTGCGTAGATAATCGAGAATCGACGAAATATCTAATGACTTTTCAAAATCTATTATCGAAAGTGGACAAATGGAACTCGGTTATAGTAGAAGAAGAACGCAAGCGTATTATTGAACGAAGTGGATGTAATTATTTAGAAGACTTGATTACATGTGTGCATATTATACAATTAAAGGTATTGACATGTATCCGTGTGGGAAACAAACAGAAAAAAATCGACATATCTATTCCTAAATTGGACCATTTTATACATAAAGTATACATCAATGTCGCACGTAAAGTATATAAAAATGTTTATTTGTTTGAGAAAAATATAACATCCTTGCAAATACAAAAAAACAATCGCGAATTAGAACAAATCGTCCAGGACGCTATACTAGTTGCCATACGCGAGAGTATTCCAACGGAAGCCATTATTCGTGCATATATGGACGAAAGTGTGGAACATGAAGAAGAAGTCATTATAGAGAACTTGTTAGAACCCACGGATAATAAATCGGAAACTACTATAGAGAAAATAGCGGAACCCACCGCCGAGCCAATTACATCCGATAGTGAAAAAATCGCAGAAACGATTATTACTCCCACTGCATTGGGCGTAAAAGACCTGGACAATAAAAATCCGATAACGCGTATTTCATTTAATGACTATGACTCCGTAGCGACACTAGATTCCAATAAAATAGAGACCGTCTCTGCCCCCAAAACCGATGAACGTCTGGAAGCCATCAGTGCTGACCGCGCATTTAAACGGAAACTGGAAGAAGAAATAAGTGATGATGGCGATGATGAACGTATTAAAATACATACGGAGCCGATTGATTTAAGTGGATTTGATATATTGGATATGGATGGAAATATATCCAATGCAAAACCGGTCGAGGATGAGATTTTACTGGATATAGAGGAATTGTAATGTTCTCGTGAGCGAGAACACATGAGGTCGGAACGACCGAAAGTGTTCGAGATTTATCCGGAGATGGTTTATCCGGCAGAAGGTTTATCCGGCGATGGTTTATCATCAAATGATAAAGAATCATTCATAATATTTGTATAATATATACAAATATTATACACATATTATGAATAATATGGATTATCGGTTATATGTAGAAATAATACCGCGCAATTTAACCGTAGAGAATGATATATATCCATTTGAATATGAAACCGCGGAACCCACCGAATCTATCTATGTTGGCGATGATTATATATCATATATAAATGCAACAACTCATCCAGTATGTTCTCCCATTCCAAATAGAGTTCCCAGTAGAGAACCCGCGCCATCCTGGAATAAAACGGCGCAACCGGTTGTGGCATATCGTATTTATTACACAACCGAGACAATTCTGTATGGGGTAAATATTAGCATCGGAGTCGTGATTTTTTGCATCATTGTCGTATATTTTTACAAATGGTATGAAAAAAACCGCAAAAAAATAGAAAACGCGCAAATCCGGGAAACCATTCCAAAAACGCCTAAATATAATGGCGTGGGGGAAAACCCTCCGGAACATACAAATTATAATAGTGATTTTTAACCCTTTCCAGACCAAAACGATGGGAAACTGACAATTTTGTTAGTTTTCTACATATAAAGTTTACAATACATTCCGGAAAGGGTTAACGAAATACTATGCGTTAAATATGCTATATAAAGTTCCTCTTTATATGTATTATGGAACAAGTGTTCATCCTATCTATAGCTATAACGTGTTTGTATTTCATATTAAAAATAGTAGAAATGAAATATTTAGACAAAGAGGTCAAACCTTTCAAAACGATTTTTCGCGATACCATTATAGTATTCGTTTCGGCCATTGCATCCTCTTTTGTATATTTCCAATTCAATAAACAAATCAATGACTTTTTCAACATTATTACGTCGACGGCGACGATAAGCACGGCTGCGAATACACCCGTATTCACCGACGAACCGGGGTTTTAATCGTTCGCTCGAGAACATTGCTACAAAATATATATAATAATCTATTTATCATATATATGCAACCCGCTAAACCGAAACGCAAGTATACGCGTAAGGCAAAGCCGTCAATCGTGGAAGCGTCCGAAAAAGTGGCGAAACCATCGTCCCCCAAAAAACATAGAAAAAACGAAGAATATGCTAAATTGTTGGGAGAACTACTGACGATTATGACAAAACGGGGAGATACTATCCGCGCGAGGGTATATCGCCGAGCTCAAGAGTCCATATTGTCTATACCCGAAGATATATATGGCCCGGGCGATTTGGCCGGAAAACCGGGAATAGGTCCTACTATTTTGGAAAAACTACAGACATATGACAAAACCGGAACGCTAAATATATTGGAACGGGAAAAAGACAATCCGGAAAATATATTGAGCGATGTCTATGGCGTTGGTCCCAAAAAAGCCAAAGAATTGGTTGCTAAAGGAATAACTACTATAGCACAATTGCGAGAACGGCAATCCGAAGTTCTCAACGACGTCCAAAAAGTGGGTCTGAAATACTATGAAGATATACTGGAAAAAATCCCCCGGGCCGAAATAGATGAATATACTAAAGTATTCCAATCCGTCTACGAAAAAATCTCGAAAACCACGGAAATGAAATATGAAATTGTCGGGAGTTATCGCCGGGGCGTTGCCTTCTCGGGAGATATAGATGTTATTATAACGGCGAAAAACGCGACTGCATTTAAGGAGTGGATTAATGAGCTGATTTCACAGAAAAATATCATAGAAGTTCTCTCACGCGGACCGTCTAAATGTTTGGTTATATCACGTTTGGCTGCGGAGGGCTCGCGCGCCCGGCGCGCCCGGCGCGTGGATTTTCTATATACGACCCCGGAAGAATACCCATTTGCAGTGTTGTATTTCACCGGGAGTAAGGGATTTAATGCCACCATGAGGGGATATGCATTGAAACGGGGATTATCGCTAAATGAACATGGATTGTCGAAAATGGTGGACAAAAAAAAGGAGGAAAAACTTTCCCTAAATATTGTCGATGAACGGGGAATCTTTGATTATTTAGGATTAGTATATAAAGAACCGAAATCCCGGGTGGATGGTCGCGCAGTTGTCTCGAAAGATGCTGGGGCGGTTGTTCCTGTTATAAATGATAATGATGCTGGGGCGGATATTGGAGAACCGGGGGCGGATATTCCTAAATATTCTTCGAAAGAGAAATCGAACATCCAAGAATCTAATATTCCTAAATATTCTTCGAAAGAGAAATCGAACATCCAAGAATCTAATATTCTTAAAGATCCCGAAAAGTTAGAAGAGTTCTGTACGGACCTATTACAGAAAAAGGGAAAGACTGTATCTTCTAAAAATACTTTGAAAAAAGAATCCATTGGAGAACTTCCTAAAGGACCTAGTATTAAAAAATCGAAATCGGCGAAACTTCCCCCAATCAAAATATTGCCGGATTCCCTAAAGTTAAATAATGTTATAGATTTGAATGATTTGCCTAAATCTCCGCCGAAACCTATTCCGAAAGAACCATTCATAGTAAATATCGAAAAGGGAAAGAAACCGCGAAAATCAAAAACAGAAAAAGTTGCTTTCTCCATGCGAAACTCCTCCGTCGTTTCGCCTGAGAAACTGACAATCACTTCACTCGTTCCTCGCTCAGTAATTGCCACTAAAGAACCAAAGAAAAACAAATCTGTGAAAATCTCCAAGGAACCTCCTATTATTATTCCAACACCAAATCCAAATATTCCTAAAGTTCCAAGTTCTCCAATTCCAAAAATAGATTATGAAAAATTAAATAGTCCAAAAGGTTTGGCTAAACAATCCGACAAACCTTCGCCGACAAATATCAAACCCCCCGCCGAAACTCCCAAAAACAAAACAGCTAAACTTTCCAAACTTCCTAAAGAACCAAAAATCCAGAAACCCCCCAAAACAAAAACCCAAAAACAAAAACCCCAAAAAACAAATATAGAAATATCTCAACCAACTATAGAAATGCCAAAATCTCCTAAATCCCAAGAAACCGCTAAATCCAATATCCAACAATTCAAAAACAATGGTATAACAGTTCTCGAGAACCTCTCACAAGAAGACCTCGCAAATATGCTGATGGTTGCCAATACCAACTATTACAACGATAAGGGCGGGCTGATGACCGACAATGAATATGATATAGTAAAAGAATACATAGAAAAGAAATACCCCACAAATGCAGTCATACAACAAATAGGAGCACCTATTGCCGACCGTGTAAAGAACAAAGTCGTATTGCCATATGAAATGTGGTCCATGGATAAAATCAAACCGGATTCCAATGCACTCGGTGGGTGGATGAAAAAATACGAGGGTCCATATGTTCTCTCATGTAAATTGGATGGAGTAAGTGGATTGTATTCAACGGAAGGTCCTTCGCCTAAATTGTATACCCGGGGCGATGGAAAAGTGGGCCAAGATGTCAGTTTCTTATTGGCCGTATTAAAATTGCCACAAGAAAAAGGGATAGTGGTTCGCGGCGAGTTTATTATTCCTAAAAAAGTATTTGCGGAAAAATATGCTACATCTTTCGCCAATCCCCGGAATCTGGTTTCTGGTATAGTCAATTCCAAGAATACCGACGAAAAGACCGCCGACCTGCATTTTGTGGCATATGAAGTTATTCGCCCAGAATTGAAACCCAGTGAACAACTCGCGAAACTGAAGGCAACCGGGTTCGAAGTAGTCCAAAATGAGGTCCGAACGAAGCTGTCGAATGAAAGCCTCTCGGAAGTATTGGTGGATTGGCGCACCAATTATATGTATGAAATCGACGGGGTGATCGTGGCCAATGATGCTATATATCCCCGTATTTCCGGAAACCCCGAACATGCATTCGCTTTTAAAATGGTTCTTTCGGACCAAAAAGCCGAAGTAAAAGTCATAGATGTATTATGGTCGCCTAGTAAAGACGGGTTCTTGAAACCCCGGGTCCGCATTGAACCCGTCCGATTAGGAGGTGTATCGATAGAATATGCAACGGGATACAATGCCAAGTTTATAGAAGAAAATAAAATAGGTATCGGTGCCATAGTAGAAATCATTCGGTCGGGAGATGTTATTCCGAAAATCCTAAAGGTCATTGTTCCCGCTGAAAAAGCCAAAATGCCCGCGGAGTCATACAAATGGAATGAAACACATGTAGATGTATTACTCGAGAACGCAGGGGAAAATGCGACGGTCCAAGAGAAAAATCTGACGGCCTTTTTCAGCCATTTAGAAGTGGATGGATTAAAAGCCGGAAATATAAAAAAACTGATGGCGGCGGGATATGACACGATACCGAAGATTTTGGCTATGACAAAAGAGGATTTTGCTAAAGTGGGATATAAGACATTGGCAGATAAATATGTGGAAAATATCCGGGAAAAAGTCGCAACTGCAAGTGTGGTTGACCTGATGGTTGCATCGGGGACAATGGGTCGCGGGTTGGGTGCGAAGAAAATCGAGCCGATTTTGGAGGCACATCCGGATATATTGGTTTCCAAGGAGGACCCGGCTACGAAGATTGCGAAAGTCAAGGCGGTTCGGGGAATCGAAAACAAGACGGCGACACTTTTCGTGAAAAATATTCCCAAATTTATAGAGTTTTTAGAGACGATTGGTCATTCGGCGAAGTTGACGGGGGTCGGGGCTCCGCACCGGGTGCGCGCTAGCGCTGATGTGGAGGTAGATGTCGATACATCCAATCCATTGTATGGCAAGAAGATTGTTATGTCAAAAATACGAGATGCGGATATTATTCAGGAATTGAAAGCCCGGGGCGCAACACTGGAAGATACTATAGGCTCAAAGACGTTTGCATTGATTGTGGGTTCTTTGGAAGATGTATCGTCGAAAACCAAATACGCGGTAAGTCATGGAATACCGATTATGACGGTGGAACAATTTAAGGGGAAATATTTGGGATAGAGGTATATTATTATGATTAATTCGCCTTAGAATAAGTTATATACTTATAATAAAACTATTTAAAAATAAAAACGTATAATATATAGAAAATATTGTATAAAATGCCACGTAATTGCGCTCACGAAAATTGTATGATACGGCCAGTCTACAATTTACCAACCGAAACAAAAGCATTATATTGTTCCGAACATAAAATGGAAAATATGATTGATGTAAAAAGTAAAAGATGCATTCATGAAAATTGTATGAAACAACCAGTCTACAATCTACCAACCGAAACAAA